TACCCAGTCTTTGAAAAACTCACAACACAACAACTAGGATACTTCTGGAGACCTGAAGAAGTATCCTTACAGAAAGACCGTGGAGATTATCAATCTCTTCGTCCTGAACAAAAGCATATTTTTACTTCTAACCTAAAATATCAAGTTATGCTTGATAGTGTCCAAGGTCGTGGACCTGGAATGGCATTTGCTCCCTACTGCTCACTTCCAGAATTGGAAGCATGTATGAAGGTCTGGGAGTTTATGGAGATGATTCATTCACGCTCCTATACATATATTATCAAGAATGTTTATTCCGATCCTTCGGATGTATTTGATACAATTCTTAGAGATGAAAGAATTCTCGAACGTGCCGTCAGTGTAACCGAAGCATATAACGATTTTATCAATAGTGCTCAACATTATGGAACTTCTGAACTTTGGAAACATGCCCAAGAACAAGTTCCTTACGCACAGGTAGAAAGGTATGAACTTAAGAGAAAGTTATTCAGAGCAGTTGCAAACGTTAATATTCTTGAAGGTATTCGCTTTTATGTCAGTTTCGCTTGCAGTTTTGCATTTGGCGAACTCAAACTTATGGAAGGAAGTGCAAAGATCATTGGACTGATTGCTCGTGATGAGAATCAGCACCTAGTCATCACTCAGAACATTCTAAACAAGTGGAAGGAGGGTGATGACCCTGAGATGCAAAGAATTGCCAAAGAAGAAGAGCAGTGGGTCTACAAGACCTTTGAGAGTGCCGTAAATCAAGAAAAACTTTGGGCAGAGTATCTGTTCAAGGATGGATCTATGATTGGTCTGAATGATAAACTTCTTCAGCAATATGTTGAGTGGATTGCGAATCGTAGAATGAGAGCACTTGGACTTAAACCACTTTATGATATTCCAGCAAAGAATAATCCACTTCCTTGGACGGAGCACTGGATTAGTTCTAAAGGTCTTCAAGTTGCTCCACAAGAAACGGAGGTTGAAAGTTATATTATTGGTGGTATTAAGCAGGACGTTACAAAAGATTCCTTCGCAGGATTCCAACTTTAATGTAGGGGGTCTTCGGACCCTCTTTTTTTATAAATACTTGAAAACGCAAATGATATGAAAACGTTTGTACAATTTCAATTAGAATGTTTGGAAAGTATTGATAGAAATTCTATAAATGAAGGATTGATAGATAGATTTATTCCAAAATCAAAATCTAAAGGTGGATATACTGGACAACTACAAAGAGTTGGACAACAAGTATTAAACAAAGCTGGTAGTCAAGTACAGAACGTTGGTGGACAAGCACAAAGAGTTGGGCAGCAAGTAACTAATAAAGTTGGAAATTATGCTAATCAAGCACAAAAAGTTGGGCAGCAAGTAACTAATAAAGTTGGATCTGAAATTAATAAAGTTAAATCTTCAATAGCACCAGCACCAAAAAGAACTAATAAACCTGATGGTTCTTCTAGAGATTCATCTAATATGAGTGGAATCGATAAGATTAGGGGGTCTATTGGAGCTGCTCGTGAAGCTATACCAGCTATAGCATCAGGAGCACTTGGCATCAATAGAACTGATAGGAATATTTCTCCAGAAATGGAAAAGGAAATTAAATCTGCTCGTAGTAGAGCACTTGCAAGGAATAGTAAGGATATTGATTATAAGGATTATTCAGATACTCCTGCTGGTTTTGCTGCACAAAAAACGATGGGAAGAATTGGGGATAAGGATTGGAAGCGTGATAATAAAGGAAAAATAACAGGACTTAGACAAGCATATGATACTGATAAATCCCCAAGACAATTAGCAGGCGAACTTGTAAATGCGGTTAAAACTAAAAATCTTTCTCAAATAGCATATAAACCTGCGGAATTGGCACTTTCACTTAGTCAGAGGAGGGGAATTACAAAGCACGATGTGGATTTTAATAATAAACCTTCAAATAATAAAAATGACTCTGCATCTTTGTCTAAAAAAGTGTATTCTCCAAATCAAATAAAAGCATATTCTACTGCTACTGCACCTATAAGAAATGTGAAAAATGCTTTACAAACACCAGCACCTACTCAAGCCCAAAGAACTGGCATGTATGGTAGATATTCTCCACCATCAGCACAACAAAACATTCCTAAACCATCAAGCACTCCAACAAAACCAGCAAGCTCTGCTGATAATATGAAGACTTGGGCAGCAGCAAATCCAAAACTTGCGGCAAGATTAAAACCACAATCCGCAACAATTGCTTAATTAGTATTGGACGGTCCGGTTTGAGAACTGGCACATTAGGACTTTCCAGATTCGTTAAAGTGTCCTATGATAGACAAGTCAGATAAATGAAATTGAATGGTTAAGACCGCACTTGCTTCTACAGTTCTTGGTAGTGCAACAATTATTATGCTTTGTTTTGGGTGGTATACTGTTATGGGCGAAGGTCCAAAAGGAACAGGTGAATATTGGACTGCTTATAAGGTTGATAAAATTTGCCAACAAACTCGCAATCCTAATTCATGGGAATGCTATAGGGCAGAACTTCATAGGAAAAATGCTTTGGACCTTGCAGATTGGGCTATGAAGTGTGGATTAATTGGTACTATTGCAACCGTTGGACTTGGTGTTATTAATCGTCTCGAAAAAAAATAAATTATGGAGGGTCTTTGAGACCCTCTTTTTTTATAAATAAAAGAAAGTAGACAAGTATTAGTAAGATGACTCTTTCTTTTAACAAATTGAATGAAATTGCGGGATTATATGAAAGCATTGCTGCTTCTGAGCAAGAGCAGTTGAATGAGGGCGCCGCCGATGCTGGTGTTGCAACTAGAAAAGAAATTGGAAATGTTGCTAAAGGTGCAGTAAGTGGAGTTAAGGCTGCTGGTGATCTCACAGGAGCTTACTATCAAGGATTTGCTGGACAAAAAACAACATCTAAAGATCCTATTGCAAGAGCAAGTAATGCTGTTACAAGAGCAGTATCTTCTCCAGTTAGAGATGCTGGAAATTTTGTAAAAGGATTAGTGACGGGGCAAGGAGATAAGGCAGCACCTTCAAAATATAAGTCATCTTCTGATGGTAAAATGTATGCAAATTATAATGATGCAAAAGCTGCACGTGATTCTCGCCTGAAGGATCTTGCTGCGAAACAACAAGCAGCAAAACCACCAGCAACAACACCAGCAACAACACCAGCAACAACACCAGCAACAACACCAGCAACAACACCTAAAGTTCTTCCAACCAAACCAGCAGCAGCAACACCTGCAAAACCTGCTATGGGAACTACTGCAGGTGGAACCAAGTTTGAAAGAAGAGCAGCAACTAGTGCTGAACTAGCAGCAGCACGAAAGGCAAGAGATGAAGCAAAGGCAGCAGGCAATACAAAGGGTGCTGAGGAAGCAGCAGTTAAGGCAGGTGTAGCAGCAGGAAAATCAACTCTCAAGCAATCCTTTGAGTATGATGCTTATGACCTCGTACTTGAGTATCTCCTCTCACAGGGTCACGCAGAGACCGTTGCGGAGGCACAATACCTTATGACCGAGATGGATGCTGAGATGATTGGTGAAATTGTCGAAGCTCGTATGGATCCAAGAGGTCGTCCTGCTTCGGGTCCTATGAATGTTTATGCTAATCCAAAGAAACCTTCAAAGGAACATTCAGATGCTGTTAAGGCATATGATGAGAAACAGAAAAAGAAATCTCCAGAACAAAGAAAAGCAGAACTTGATGCTTATATTGAGCGTCAAAGAAACAGATAATAAAAACTCAATACACTCTAAAGCACCCACAAGGGTGCTTTTTTTATATCCGTGTAACAGATTTCTTAACTAATACAGTACCTTCAACTACTCTTTGAATTGAATCCCCATCATTTAAAAGTAAATCATAAAAATATTTTCCTTGTTTTAATTCTTCTGTGACTGTAGATGCCATAGAAATTTTTACTTTTCCAAGTTGCCTATTTGTAAAATCTACTGTGAACGACCCAGAAGATATTGATTTTTCATATTTTTTTAATTGAGCACATCCAGTATATCCATTCAAATTCAAAGCACCATTACTTGCCTCACTTTCCAATACAAAAACCTGTTCAAAATCTGTTCCAGTATGTATTACTAAATTGCTAATATAAACCGTCATTATTACTTTTATACTTTGTATGAATATTTATTAGAAGCATCCTGTAGAGATACCAACTCTCACTAAAACAGTTCCTTCTACTGCGATTGTTTTACTTGAATTGGGACGAATTAGTAGTAAATCATATACGTATCTTCCACCTTTAAGTGTAGAATTTATCGTACTGCCTAATGATATTACTAATTTTCCATTTGGGCGATCAATAAATGATATTCCAAATCCAACATAACTTGAACTCTCTGGAGTTTTTCTCATTTGAGCAGCTGCACTAAATCCAGTTAGATTCACAGAACCTCCACCAGTCTGGATTAGATCAAGCTCTTCAGAAAAATCAGAACTGGTATCAATAACAAGATTTTTTACATATACCGACATTTGTAGTACATCTCTTTATGAGTATTTATCAATGCCTTGACAAAAATACAAAATATCATTAGAATAGGTTTGTTCCCGTTAAAGATAAATAGTAGCTCATAAGATTACTTTATATGAGCTATGAAAATCCTTGGATGTACGAGGGTGAAGTATTTGAGACTTCCCACATTCAAGAGTATTTCGGTTTTGTTTATCATATTCACTCTAAGATCACCGGTAGAAGTTACATAGGACGCAAGTACTTTTGGTCGTTCAGAACTCCTCCTGGTAAGAAACGGAAGTCTAAGCAAGAATCTGATTGGAAAAAATACTATGGTTCTTGTCCAGAACTTAAAGAAGACGTTAAGAAGTATGGTAAAGAATGTTTTGAAAGAAAAATAATATCCTTACATAAGACCAAGGGCAAATGTAATTTTGAAGAAACACGGCAACTTTTCCTAAATAATGTACTGACCGAAGCACTTGACTCTGGGGTTCCTGCGTACTACAATAGTAACATACTCTCCAGATACTTTAGGA